ATATCGGCATGCACTTTGAGCCAATCCTGCAGGGAGGCGGGCACCTTCTGGCCCGCTTTGCCGTCGCTCATCAGCTTCACCCAGGCGTCCTCCGCGGCCTGGCTATCAATGCCGAAGGTTGAAAAGGGCACACTGAACTTCGCGGTCAGCGCGTTCGCCGTCTCCAAATGCACAAAGCGATGCACCAGCAAAAAGTTCTGCAGGCCCTGCCGGTCGTTAAATCCCGTGGTCGCGGATAAATCGATGTTCATGCGAGGATGTTCCTATCGGCCTTGCCACGCAGCGCGAGCATGTTGATCTGCGTCATGTCGGTCGACCCCGCCACCGTCAGCCCCAAATACTGCGCGCCCTGCGGCGCGGCATTATTGGCGAGCGTTACCTCGAATTGATAGCCTGCGGGTGGGATAGATATCGCTTTGGCGGCGTTACTCGACAATTCGGTGTCGACGTTCACGGTCACGCCCGTGGTACCGGCGCCGGCCCACACGCCACCAATCGCCGCGTTGATGGATTGCTTCTCGTGCGTGGGCGATCCGCCGTCCCAGAGTTTGGTTTTCAAGAGCCACGAACTCAACGTCGCGGATCCGAACATCGTATATAGGGTCGTATTAGTTCCATTGGTGCGCAGCGCATAGAGCGTATAGACGCCGCCGACTGAGATCGACGCCATCGCCGTGGTCAGAAGGCCCGCGCCAGTCGTATAGGGGAACGAGAAAACCCACCAGCGACCGCGGAAGAACATCACAAATAGCGGTCGAATCGTGCCTGTCGACGTAAAGGTATCGGTGAACAGAAACTGCAGTACTGCGCACAGTTCGCCGCGAATCAGCACGGAGGCGCCATAGATTTGAGACCCACCAAAGGTGTTTTGGATGATCCCCGAGATCTTCTCCGAGATTTTCTCAGGCGTCGCGCCCGCGAGAAGATAGATACCCGCTACATTATAAAATATGATCGCGCGATAGTAAGGGAACACTGAAGCGGGCGCGCTGCATCCCACGGACGCCGTCACATTGATGCGCGAGAACGATGTCACGCCGGAACTCACCGTCACATTCGAGAGCGCATCGATTGAGGTATCGCCAAAAATGTACAGGTAGTTGTTGGCCGAATAGAGCACGGTGATATTCGCATGCAAGTACGCATCGGGAATCGAGAACGAGCCGCCGACGCCGCCGAATGAATCATAGGTGTCGATGTCGGTGAAGTAGACCGTGCGCCCAAGCCCGATCCAGACCCTGCCCGCATAGGTTGCAATGCTGGTGCCGCCGATAACGTCGCTGGAGGCCACGCTGAACGTGTCGTACAGGGGCGTGCCCGCCGCGCCCGTGTCGGTCAGCGTGTAGGTCGTGCCAATGTAGTTTAAGCCGCGGGTGACCACGGTCGCGGAGATGGCTTTGATGCGGGTGCTGAAGGTAGCGCCCGTGCCCACGCCCGTCGTCGCGATCACGGTTCCAGTTGGGCCCGTCGCTGAACTCACGGCAGTTGCGCCCGTGGCAATCGGCCCGGGATAGTCGCCGCCCGTGGAGAGCGTGATCCCGGTGATCGGCCCCGTCGCCGCGCTGCCCGATATCGAGGCGACCACGATGCTGGCATCAGTCGTCGGACTCCCGTCCGTCAGAGTGATCGTATCCCCAACCGCATAGCCCGTTCCGGCTGTGACCAGAGTCACGGTAGATACTTCGTAGACCGCCTGGACGCTGCCCCCGGTGGGCGTGCCCGCGCCCGTGAGGGTTGCGTAGACCGTGGAGCCACCAGCAAACGTGTTCGCGGTCACGAGCGTGGACGTAGTTAAGGAATTGTTCTGCGGCGTCAGCGTACCCGCCGTCGTGACATTCCAATCCCAATAGCCCGCGGGGTCAACAATCAGAAGGCCCTGGTTGTTGTAGGGCGTCGCATAGGTCTGACCGGAGGTGAGCCCCGTGATGATTTTCTGCCATGAAAACGCGCCCGACAGCAGCACGATATAGCCGTTGCCGCTCGCGGCGAACACCACGAATTGATAGTTGACGCCACTTTGCGTGAACGTCGTCGTATAGGTGGGGCTCGTGGCCTCGTTCACCGAGGTTTGACTCGAGACAGTGGGTACCGGATAGAGCGCTCCCGCGGCCACGGGGATTGCGTTCTCGCACCAATAAAATTCGTTGTCACTGATCGCTTCGCGCGCCGCGATGTTGTTCATGCCCTCGAATTCACGCAGGATGAATTCGGGGTTCTGGCCGCCTGCATTGGCCGATTTAGCCGCCATAGACGTCCGGCAAACGGCCCGTGTAAACGGAGGTCACCTCGCGCACCCGGCGCTGATACTGCTCCAAGAACTGCTGCGCCTCGCCATAATTCTGCGCATTGTTCTTGGCGAGATACGCGGCATAGAACTTGATCGGATCCTGGCTCATCGGCGGGATGGCGTCCGCCGTCGTCGAATCGCCGATCGCGTACGGCGTGGGCAGGATGATCGAATCGACTTCGATGGCGTAGGACTGATCCGGGCAGGGCCCCACGAAAATGCTGTTGTCCCCATAGACCGCCCAGGCCACCGGCTGGCGCTGGTAGGAGGCCGCCAAGAAGGGGCGGAACCAGGCGGAGAACATGCGCCACGGATACCACTGCAGCGAGTATCGCTCGGTGCCCCACAGCAGGTTGACCGAGAGAATGTCGTACGTGAGGACCGAGATGACGCCGACTTGCGCCGTGGCGCCGGCGCCGGCGCCTGAATCAGTGATCGTGGCAACAGGGGCTGAGGAGTAGCCGCTACCGAAGTTCGAAAATGAAATGGCGTTGACCGCGCCTCCACTTACGGAGACTGTAGCGGCTACGCCTGAACCCCCGCCTCCACTGAAACTAATCGCAGGAGCTGAATAGCCTGCCCCGGGCGTAAGAACAACCCCACCGTCGACGGCGCCAAATGTGTATTGCTCAACGCCGCCAGTGACGTACGAATTCTGGAGCGTTCGCAGACAGCCAGTATCCATGACAGTTTGTTTGCGCGCTTCATTGATGTAGCCGTCGATCTGCGATTCCGTCCAACGATTGCCGTTGGGATCGTGGAGCAGATCGTAAACCTGGAACTCATAGGTGCCGGGAGTGGTCGCGGGCGCGAGGAACGTCATGCATTACGCGGCTTCGGATTTGCGCGTGTGCTCGAGCATCGAGGACTTGGAGACCATCACCGCCTCATCGAACACGAAGCGCGCGAGCTTCTTCACGCCGTCGAGGTTCTCGACGTAGGTCTTCTTCTCCGGATCGTAGGTCATCGACCAGCCCAGGCGCACCAGCGCCTCCGACTTGTCCGGCAGGTTGAAGGCGAATAGGTGGGTCGCCGCATCGCTCGAGATCAGCACCCGCTCGCCGGGCGGGAAGACGAAGTCCTCGCCGTCATAGCGGTCCTGGTGCACGAAACTGTTCTTGTTGGTCACGAAAATCTGCTTAGCCATAGGTCAACTCCGGCTTGGATGCTTCACATGCCATGCCCACCAGCGGCGGGCCATGGCCTCAGAACGATTGCAGCTTGACGACATCGGACGCACCGCCCACCACCGGGGTCTGCACCGCCACCGTCGTCACCGTGCCGGCCGCCAACTGCGTCCCCAGCGCGAGCGTCGGCACCGCCTGGATGTTGACGCCGCCGAAGTTGTTGCCCGACAGGGTCGTGATCCCAGTGGTCGCCGCCGTGACGGTGGGCGGGAACTGCGGATTGGAGATGCGCTGTGCGAATGACACGGACGTGTTGGCCGCCGGGGTCGCCACGGTCACGCCGCCCTGAAACAGGGCATACGCGCCGGTGTAGCCGACGCCCGCCGTGGTGTTCGTGATCGAGGTGATCGTGAAATTCATGATCGCGGTCGCCGTCGGCGCCGGGTTCGACGTGCCGCCGTAGGTGAAGGTCGGGACCGCGGTCAGGGCCGTGCCGTAGTAGGCGGGCCACATCGCGAGCACCGAGCCCGTGCCGGTGTTGCCGTTGTTCGCGGCCAGCCACCCGATCAGCGCACCACCGCCGGTGGTATCTCCGGGCTGCGGCACGATCGTGATGCCGGGAAGTCCCAACAGGCCCGCACCCTGGTCGATCACGGTGATCGCATTGATCGCGCCGCCGGAGATCGTGCACACCGCGGTCGGCAGGATGTAGGGCTGCAGGCCCTGATTCGCCGGCGGGGAGAAGACGATGATCGGCGGCTTGGTGAAGTTCGCGCCGGCGCTGGCCGTCGCCGACCCTGCGGTCGCGCCGAACGTGCCCGTGATGCCGTAACTGCCGTTGTACACGGCGCCGGAGAACGACATCGTCGCATTGACCGCGCCGCCGATGATGGCATTCCACAGCGATCCGCCCGCGGAAGGCGTGATGGTGAACAGCGCGTTGCCGGCGGTCGTGATGCCGTTCTGAATGGTGATCGCCGACCCCTGGCCCTGGCCGAACTGTGAGTAGCCGTAGAACCCGTTCGTGCCGCCGGAGCCCGCCGCCGTAATGACGGCGCCCACCGGGCACCCGGTCGAGTTCGCGATGCGGTAGCTCACGCCATCGGAGGATACCGACACCTGACTGTAGGGCGTGACCTGGACGACCTGCCAGTTCTGCGTACCCTGGTCGAACACCTGTAGGTTGCTGTACTGGCCCAACTGCAGGTTGAATTGCCCGGTGAGCGGGTTGTTGGTCGCGATCTGCGGCGCGAGCACGCCGCCAAAGGCGCCGACCACCCCCTGACCGACCGGCAGGTTGAAGTAGGACCCGGCCGGCATACCGATGTTCAGCATCGGCGGATTGGCGCCCTGGCCCGAAATTTGATTGTAAGGCATGGGTCAGACCTCAGATGGCAACGAACGTGAAGCCGGTAACCACGGTGGTTACCTTCGGCTTCGCGAGGACGAGTTCGAGCAGCGACAAGACCGCGCCAATATAGCCGATCTGGAAATTCGACAGCGTCGACTCGAAGCCGGTGAACGCGAACGCGGCGCGCTCGTGGATGTAGAACGCGAGATACCCGGTGTTGAGCAGGTACATCGTCCCTTCGGGCACGTACGGGTCCATGTAGATCGGGATCCCGGAGACCATGCAGGCGCGAAACGCGGAGCGCGCGCCCCAAGGTTCGTCGTCGAAGCCTTTTTCCGGCGTGACCACGTAGGATTCGTTCGCCAGGTAGTCGTTCTGCAACGTCTGCCAGGTGGCCGGGCCCATGATGCCGAAGGTGGGCAGTTCGCCGCCGTACTTGAAGGTGCCCGTGATGTACTGCGCGACCAGCGCGCGCGTGGGGTTCACGCCGCCCGCGGCGTAGCGCTTCGCTTTCAGCCATGGATTCGTGGTGCGCGACTGGTTGCCGTACAGCACCGAGTTCGTGCCGTCGTCGACGGCCGCCGGCAGACCGATGATCTGATTCGTGTTCGACACGTTGTTCAAGAGCGCGGTCGCGACGCCATCGCAGTACACGTTGCCGGCATCGTTCATGCGCGCGGCGAGCAAGGGGATGATTTCGTGCGCGTCCTGGATCAGGCCTTCGAACCCAAGATACGGGATCGGGATCACCGCGCCCTTCAAGTTGAATTCCAGGTTCGTGACCGCGGGCTGCACGGCCGGCTGGTTGAACGAGCCGTCGTAGCCGACCCACTGCAGGTTCACGAACTGTGCGCCCTGCGCGGGGATCGTGACCGAGGAGACGCCGCCACTCGCGGGCTGGGAGTTCGCAATCAGCGCCGCGGCCAAGGGGCTCGTGTTGTAGAGCTGGACGACGAGCTTCTTGACGAACGCTCTGCGTACTACATACTGCAATTCCTGCCCGAGGCTATTAACGCCCCCACCCGGAAATACTCCAGTCCCCAATACCGGCATGACATCGCTCCTTCAAGCAGTTTCTAGATGTGCCGGTCAAACACGCTAGAAACGTAAATTACAAGTTCAGTCTAACCAATCCTGATC